TCCGAATTGAGCCAGAGCAGGATGTGATATTTCGTTCCTAAAAGTAAATGCTCCGTCCCGGTCCCCTGCCTTATGTGCCTGTGGTATTCTATTACAGGTGTTGCGCCGACAAAGACATTGCCAAGTGTTGCTCCTGCGGCTGCTATAGTCTCAGATACTACTATCGTGCCGGTGGTCGGCAGACTATCGACTGTAAATGTTATGTTATTGTCGGCTTCAGTTCCTCCGTTTATTCTTATCGTATCGCCCGCCTCCAGCGTTGAATTGCCTGCCTGGTGATTTCCTGTGATAGTGATTGTCTTAGTGCCGGTGTTGATACCGGTAATTGCATAAATATCAACCGGGGCCTTGATTTTCACCTGCTCGCTATCGTACAAGTCTGGAAGCCTGCCTCGAAGTCTATCGTAGCGTCCGTAGCGATGGTGGACATTCTCCGAGCCTCTTGCCATAAAAACCTCTGACAAGAGAACTGTCGGAATGTTCTCAGCTATACCACCTTTTTGAGTTATGATTGCAAAATCCATTTAGTGTCCTATTGCTATCCAAGTCATGCCGTTGACAAATGCCGCTTTTGTCAAGCAAAAATGAAAAGAAGTCTTTGTAATACTAAAGACTCCTACACTATATGTCATTTGATACCCCGCTGATTCCCTTACTCCTGGTACAACCGTGATACAGGCTGTGGGAAATGCCGTCCCAAAAGTTACTGTTGTATCAGTCGTAGAAGACGCAACATTAACTTGTCCCATCTTTATAATCAGGCCACCGTTAAAAGTATGGCTTTGACCACCTGAATATGCGGGGTCTGCGCCCGCTGTTATCTGGTCATCTACATATTTCTTAATACTTTGTTGCGAAGCCACTTTGTCATTGGCATCAGAAGCCATATCATCTTCATCGAGAAAACCGCCGTTGGTAGTTTCGTAAGTTGTCGGGTCGATATTTCCAGCTACATCGAGCGTGCTGGAAGCTGTGATTGTTGTGCCAGAGTAAGCCCCTGCATTTGCGATAGAATCGCAGGTAATATCAGTATGCTTGCCTGTATCCGCATGGGATACTTCAGTGCCGGTCAAATCGAAAACGTGCTCTACATTAAGCCTTTCCTGAACAGCCGCTTTGATTTCCCGCATCCTGTCATCAGCTTCGGCAGGGTCATCACTGCCGGCTGGTGTAGCGATATCCATAGTATATGTCCACGATACCAAATATAGACAACTTAAAAGTAGCATCCAGATTACTAATAAGGTAACTTTTTTCTCGGTTTTCATTTTATCCTCCAATCCAATATGCCTTGGCAGACAATCCCGACTATGGCGATTATTCCGATGATGGCTGCTATTTTGAAGTCAACTGTATTCTGAACCGATAAGGCAGCAATCGCTCCCATCCCTATACCCATTTTTCGCCAGCCTTCGATTTTGGTTTTTTGCTCGTTCATTTCTAATCCCCTATGTTAAAGGTATTGCGTTTTCCAAATCAGCGGCATCAGCCTGAATCTCTTTTGCCCCTGCTATGATCTCCGCGTGTCTCTCGTTGATACGTTTGACCTTATCGTATATTGCAGCGATATTGACCTGCCTGCCTGGTTTATAACGTCCTGAAATATGGGGCCTGCCGGCGATACCGGTAATCATGTCCGCCTCGGTCTCTGTCATATCAACGATGTAGCGCCTCTCTGTAACTTTCCCATCCTTTTTTGTTATTTTTCCGATACCAATAAACTTCATAATTAACCCCTCAAAATGCTCGGTTGGACATTGCGGGATAGCATCGCCAAACGAAGCTCGTTTTGATAAATAGGCACCCAAAGCGCAATGCTTACAGAACGGTTCATAGCGACTGCGTGCCAAAAAGTTGCACCGGCAAACATCAGGCTCTCGAACTCGGTCTCGAACTCTATATTATTAGCATCTTTGGCGTGATTTTTGCGGTATTCAATAAGCGTGGCATATGCCCGATCCGCAGGCCGCCATAAGAAAAATTGCTTGTTAAATTCACTATACCATTCAGTTGTGCCACTGGAGCTGTCATTGTGTCTTAGCTCCCTGTACTCCTGATGGCCCCCGGGTAATTTAATCAAAGGTGTTTTCTCGGCCCCTGAGCCGTCTATCAGGGTTATATTGATTACAGAACGAAACCCTGTCGGATAAGCAAGGGTAGTATCTCCATCGGCAAGGGTCTGGTCGGCATCTGTGCCGACAAGTAGAGCTCTATTGCTCATATCAGTTAAGGTCTTTATGATTGCCCGATCTAAAGCCGTACCAGTGAGAGCGGTTTGAAGATTCGCGTTGACATCTGTAATAATATCTGCTTTTACAATAACAGCCATAATCAACCTCGATAAAAGGGCAGGGGTGTCAGTCCTGTATGGTTAATGTTTCTGGCTGCCCCTGAACCCTTTTTGTTTCTTTCTGTTGGCCCAGACAGCCAAGGTCAAGCTCATTGCCAAAAGACACACCATCAAAAGTAAAGCCTTCAGAATACTCATAACACTCTAAGAAAGGGCCGAGCCGAAACCCGGCCCCTTAATAATTCATTAACCTTTTGGGTTAATCTTTCTGGCACCTCCAGTGCATCAGATAAGTATTTTCAGCAACATCGCTGTCGTGCAGAAAGTAAACAAACGGCACGATAACATCAGCCGAAGTAAAGGTAAATTCGGTCTGATGCTCCGTTTCTTCAGTGCCATTGACATAAGACTTAACTGTTCCATCGGAGGCCACAACAACTTTGAGCGTAACAGCCGTTGTATCAGCGGTATCAATACTGGTGTCATCGGAGTCTGTCCCACCACCGTCAATATCACTCTCGATGAAAACACTGCCGGAAATCACGTTCAGGCAGTAAAAATCCCTATAGTCGTCAAGATTCGCCTGGTAAGCCTCTGCCAAACGCCATCCAACCGCTAAATCATCGGTTCCGGTTACATCAGTGATGTAAATCTTAACTTCAAAAAAACCACTGTCAGTCTGGGCGACTAAAGCGTGTTTGCATCTTGCAGTAATCCCTTGTGTGAACTCCAGCCCTTCGTCATTGGCGGCGTCATTTTGAATGTCCCAACCACCGGCAGCAAGCGTCCCGCCGAGAGTCGGCCAGGCCGTTGTTACTGTGCCAATAACGTGATACTCAAAAGCGGCGTCTTCACAAATAGCACGGTTCTCATCGCCGGCAGTACCGGTAGCTACACCGCCACCAGCATCATTGGCACAAGCAGGGGCGCTGCGGAACTGATACCAGGTAGTCTGAAGGTCAACGGCACCTACGATTTGAAGGTCGTCATCGCCATCTTCATCGTAGTTCATCGTAACCTCAGCAGAATCGCCAAATTCGAGGATGTCATCATCCATAAATCTCTGGTCGAAGCCCTCGTAAATAGCTCTGTACGCACCGGAATCAGTATCGAACAGAACATAGGCGCTGTTTGTTGCGCCATAGATACCGAGATTCAAATTCGTTGTATAGCCGATTTTGATTTCAGTATCTGCGGTTTTGCCCTCGATTAAAAGGGCGTCCGTGCCTCCGGTGTCCCATTCGATTTTGATGTCCGGGTCGGCGGAAGTATTACCCCAGCCAATGAACATATCATCGGACATGGCGAGTATATCGCCATCATGGTCTATACCGAGAGTACCTGCCGTTGCAAAGTAGTAGGTAATATCAAAGCCGTTAGTCGTCCCGCCAATCTTGAAGGGCTCACTGGCTCGGATAGTTGTGAGGGTGAAGTCTGTTCCATCATGTTTGAAAACCACATCACCATCTGCGGTTGTTGCACCGCCTAACCCGAGTTCAGCGCCGTCAAGAAGATGTAACGTATCGCTGCTGTTGTCCCATTCAACGTTGTAAGCATTTCCGGTTAAGGTTACGTCTGTGCTGAACGTGGCTGCTGAGGCATGCGTCAATGCACCTGTGGCCGTTGTCGTACCTCCACTGTGAACAATGTACCAATCGGGGGCGTTACCAATACCGAGAATCGCATCATCATCGAACTCAAGCCGGTTATCAGAAGCATCCCACATCAAATCGTAGCCTGCGGTATCGCCCCAGAGGAGTAAGTCGGATACTAACCCCGTTGTACCAATCCAAACTGCAGAATCGTTAGCGATTGGCGTGAATGTTAGTCTGTTCGCTACAAGTCCGCCCTGAACTATAAAATCATCATCAGAACCGTAACTAACACTCTCACCATCCTCGTAATCAGCCGAGGTGATGTTCGTCAAGTAAGACGGGAAATACAACCTACCCTCAGAACTGCTCCGTGTGCGGTGTCCGGCGTTTGTAGCAATGTTCGTCCCGTTGGTGAATGTGTAGTCATAGCCATCAGGACCCCACCAATAAAGCGTACCCAGACTTTGACTGAAAGTCGTGTTAGTCGAGTCTGTCCTGATTGATTGGGTAATGGCATTTGAAAGGCCCCTGTCCATATAGATTGTTGCGTTCGTAGTTGAATCCGGCAAATAGATGTTTATTGAACAAACATCAGTAACGGGAGCACCAGTCTCGTCAACAAACTGTACTTCGTGATAAACGAGACCTCTGTCACTTGCCCATGCTGTGCCAAGCAGCAAGGCAAGCATTAAAATAGTTGTAAACCATTTCATTTTATACACTTCCTTTCTGCTTTTAAGCATCAACAGCTACCATGGTGTCCAGGCAGAAAATAGCCTCATCGGACCCCGGGGTGCTTGTTCCATGAGCGTTAAAATTCGTGCGTTTCACTCCGTAGAGCATGTCAACTTTGACTTTAGGCTTGTTGTTATCTACGAAGTCCTCAGACCATCCCGGCTTCTGTGCCCAGCCAAAACTCATTGCCTGAGCGCCCATAAATAGCGCCCTTGCTACCGTTTTGCCATTTGCTAAGGCATCGGTAGTGGCCGTTCTGCCGGCATTGAGCAGGAAACCGTTTGCCAATCCTGTAAGGCTGGTTACGCCTGTTCTTTTGGCAATTCGGTCGTACTCAAATACCAACATCCCATCCCAGTAGAACTCGGCTCCGGTAAAGATTGGATTCAAGTTCCCCCGGACTTGGGCTGCTGATACCATTGCACGATAACCGTTATTTCCCGTCTCTGCCTTGATAGCTTTGAGTTGGAGCGGGTCCATCAGAACTATCATTACTTTGGCTAAGACAGGACCACGGAATTTGCCTGACCGTATGTCATCAGGGTTGGCGCCGGACAGATTAGGGATAATCACCGGGCGGAATTTGGGGGTCGCTGCGATACATCTGCGCTTAATCGCCTCCATAATCACTGTGCCGGCGTAAAAATCCGAAGAGGTCCCTTCGGCGGTCAATAGGGCATCAGTTAAAAGGCTGACACCACTATTTCCAATCGTCCCTGCTGCACTTTGACCACCGTAATAAATACGGTCCGAAGTCGGGTAGGATTCATTGATTGTCTGGATTACAGCGCTTGATGAGTTCTCGTTGTAAAGACCAGAAGCGGCCGTTACAATATCGTTCTCAAGGGCCTCTGAAACCCACACACCCAAACTTCTCTTTGCTTTTTCACGAATGTCCGTGGATGTTAATTGTTCACTCATTTTACCGGCTGAGACGACTGAATGTGCTCTCTCGTGAACGGTAAGAGACATATTCCGCATTTTAATAGATTCTTCTCTGCCTGTTGTATTGCCGTCATCGCCCTGACCTGCGCCACTCATAGGGTCATCAGACTCACAGATGATTGTCCCACCCTTTTTCGTGGTAAGGTCGGTGTTCACGTGAATCAGGCTATTCTCATCTTTACCCATCATCTGGGTAAAAACATGTTCTGCAGGCCATAAACAAATACAGCCTGAGACCAAATAGTCTGAGCACGTGGATCAGTGAATGCAAAACTCGTTGCTGCCATCGTGTTGCTCCTTTATTTGGGAGCAAATCTTCTACAGTTGTGCAGCCGCTTCAGTCTGTGGGTCAGCGTTGAGGTCCTTTAGTATTTCCTTCTGCGTAGGCACTTTTTCAGCTTCGGCCCTGGCCTTAGCTTCTGCTTCCGATTTGCTCGGTTTCGTTTCGGGAGCAGTGTCAGAGGATTTGGTTCGCTCTAAAGCGGCCTTAGATTTGGCATAAGCAACTTCGCCGAAATCAACGCCGGCACCAGCTATATCAATAAGCTCACCTTGCGTCAGCAATCCATCGGCAGCTAAGACAGTCTCTTGCCAATCTTCGTGTTCGGCTTTTGCCTTAGTGGCTGAGGTCAACTGTTTGGCTGTAAGCTGTTCTTTTGCCGCTGCTTTAGCTTGTTGATTGGCTATTTGCTGATTGTATGTCTCTTGTGCTTTGATAATCTTTGGTGATATAGCCATATCTTCCTCAGCAATGCCTTCGGCTGCCTGCCGCTCAATCTCTAAATCAAGCGGCGACTTTGAAGGTGGAGCATCGTGTGCTTGCTGCTTTTCTATCGCAGCCAATGCACCTTCCGCTCTTGCTTGACCTATCTCTGCTGTTTGAGCACGCTTCCTCAAAGCGGCATGCGCAGCTACAGGCACACCCTGCTGTTCAGTCCCCTCAGCCGGAGAAGTTTCTTCGCCTTCTGAAGTTTCTTCTGCAGCAGTGGCATCCAAAGCCTCTTGAGCTAATTCGTCCTCTGTTTTTTCACTACTCTGTTCTGTTTCTTTATCCATCTTGAAAAACTCCTTTATTCCGGCTGAGTGAGCCGTGCATCCTGTGAACCCCACAGTTGGGGGTGATTTTTAAACCGAAACCACCAAAACGTCTCTGCGTATGCAGAGCCTTGCAATACCCTTGCAATACGGTAAATCCGGCCTTGCCACTGTGCCGTACAGCTAAGATTTTTAAGACACTCGTTATTTGACACCCTTCCTCTTCACCAACTGCGAATACCGCAGTATCTCTGCGGGACTTGGCTGCATAATGTCCCTGCCCTCATTCATCTTTGGCGACATTTCGGCGAGAAAAGCCTTATCTTCATTAGTCAAAGGCGTCTCGGCTAACTTCGCTTCTTTTT